AGATGGAGATACTGTTGTATTATTAATTTGATAAAAGAATTTATTATTATAAGTACCAACAATAATTCCAGTGCAAGAAACTAAAGTACTGTTTTCATTTTTTTCAACTAAAAAACAAATTTCTGTTGGTGGATAATCACACAACCCGTATGATGTTAACATATAAGTAACTCTAACATCAACCCAATCAACAGTATTATCAACAGGATAATTATTGGTGGATGGTAAATACGCAAGTAGTAAACCGCCACCTAAAAATGTTGTCATTTCCCACCTATTTGCCGATAAATTCCACCAAACATAAGCGTCGAATGGATTTCCAACAACAACATATGATGGTTTTCCATTAAAATTATTATTTGATGGTATTACCGTGTATATTTCACCTGTAGTTTCTGAATCAGTCGTAAAACATATTAATGGTTCTGGAGTTGTTGAAGGTGTTAAACTTGGTATAGGTGTGGTTGTTGGTGTGGTTGTTGGTGTTGGAGTTATTGTTGGTGTCGGAGTTATTGTTGGTGTCGGAGTTGGTGTCGGAGTTGGTAATGCGGTAGCAACTATAACACAAGTTGTGTTTACAACAAAATCACCATAAGAATCTGTTATTGTTACTGGATATTCTCCAACACCTAAATTAGATATTGCAGGAGCTACGTTACCATTTTCCCAAGCTATTGTGTATGGAGGTGTACCTCCTGTAACCCCAACAGAAACGGCCCCATCAAATGTTGTAACATTAGTAGGTTCTTTTGTAAAACACTTTGCTCCCATTGGAAATATTGTGATGACATCACACTCATTTCTTGGTGCAATACTTGGTTTTGGTCGTTCTGTTGATCCCACTTTCTTTTTTTAATTATAAATACAATTATTTATTGTTTTCAATGAAAGATTTCATAACATCTATATATTTGATTGTCGAGCTATCTTTTTCAACATAATCAAAATAGGTACTATCATTTCTTAATTTTTCTATCGGATTTACATTAATAAAATCGCCTTTATAGAATTTAGTATTCTTTAAATTGTCTGTTACTCCTGCCATGTGTAGTATTGGTTTTTTTGCATAGATTTGAACTTTGTCAGTTGCCCAAGAAAAGTCCAATTCTTTTGTTATTTTTGTTTCATTACCATTTAACCAAAGATTCCAAAGTAATGACCACATTTCTGCAGTCCAAAACTGTATTTGTCCTGGGTTTATTGGAAATCTTTTTTGATAATCTAGCATTTTATAATATAACGGGGAACAGTCGTCGTAAATTTTTTTCCACAACATATAATCTGTGTTTTTTATAAGGTATTGTCCTCCTCCTGAATTTTCTTGATTACATTTTACACATTCTACCGTAACGCCAACAACATCAACCATTTCTTGCAATAATTGACCTTTTTTTGAGTTTGGGTGTTGTGTTTCATATCTATTACAACAGTCCATAATGTAGTTATATCCAATGTAACCTATTGTATCTGAAAGATATGTTATATCATCATTTAATAGATCTTCAAAATTTGGCAAGTAGTTAAATATAATATCAGCATCATGTAAAAAAAACAATTTACCAAAATGAGGGTATTCTTCTAACCATTTAGAAATTAAATAAGGTTTAATACTTGGTATATATGTTTTAATATCTCTATTATCTTCATAAAAATGAACATTAATTCCAAATTTTTTTAAAGTTAATGCCTCTTCTGTTGGTTTTTTAGATCCATGTACCATCGCAAAAATTACATGAATATTTTTAGGATCTATTCCTTTTTGAATAAAATTATGTACGTACAATTTTGCCTGCCAATGAAAATAGGGTACATCAGGTTGTGCGGTTACAAATACAATATCTTTCATAGATAAAATATATTTGTAAAATAAACAAAGTGAATCTAATAAATCTTATTTAAAACAAATATATCTGAATACATGGTGTTTGCTGCGTTGGTACTACCCCATGCTACAGTAACATCTAATTGATTTGATATTGTTGTATTAAATGTTGATTGGTTTACAACATTAAACCCATAACTATATGGTGTTCCACTTGACGTTTTAACAACATGTAAATTACCAAGTGTTACAATTGATGCGGTTCCCGCACCACCAATCTGTCTTACTGTAAAATTTAATACTAAATTCCAAACATCTGCAGGATTAATTTGGTCAACCGATAAATTACCAGTATCTGCTAGTGTTATTGCGCCGGCATTACTTGTAACTCTAATTCTTATTGTGTCACCACCAGGTTTTACACTTATTAAACCACCAAAATCAGCTCTAAAACTATCACCAACACTAAAACCATTTGCGGGAACAGATAGACTACCAACACCACCATCTATAAGTGATGTTTGTGTTGTTGCTGTTGCTGTAACACTATTTCCCGTTTGAGCAAATAACCCATAAACGGTAGGTCCAGGTATTGTTTTAACTTTAACTTCCCCCGTTGACCCATCTCTCGTTAAATAGTTTGCAGTTAACCCTGTATCTGTTGTTGGTGTTGATGATATGTTTAAGGTTGAGGCCGTTGTTGGGCCAGTATTTGTATTACCAGTAACATTTAAATTTCCATTAATGGTTAATCCTGTCATAGTGTTTATTGTCGCATCGTGCGTACTACCATCTGTTTCGTATATCGTAAAAGTATTTGAACTATACGTATAAGCAGTTACTTTTATATCCGTATAACCTGTTGTAAAACCAGACACATCAAATGTACCCCCTGTGTTATTTGTGAAAACAACAACACCTGTTATTGGATTGTATGTCCCACCCGTTATTGTTATTTCGGAAGCTAAAATTGATAAATCATCTGAAAATGACACACCATCATTACGGTAAATTGTTAAGTCATAGTTAGAATTGTTAAATGTCATTCCTGTAACATAGATGTCTTGTGGTAAATTTTGATATGTTGTTGCAGAAATTGTTGGGACTATAAGTGGTCCTGTCATTGTATCCCCACTTTGATTAACAAATAAACTTGAGAATGCATTACCTACCTGACTAACTTTTGCCTTATATGATGAACCCGCTGGGTTTCCTTGTGAGGTATCTCCCGTTATAACTATGTGAATTAAATCATCTAATGTTACTCCTGTTGCTAAAGATCTGTCTGTTAAAAATGCCATTTATATTTTTTTTAATAAATATTTTAAGTTTCAAAATCATAAATTTCATTATCCATAAAATAAAAGAACTCTCCATCTTGAAACTGTTTTGGTGTTAGTGTTTGTGATGTACAATCAAATAACTTAAATAGTTCACAACCCGTTGAGTCTATAACTTTTATTCCAACCGCAGGTGCCGTATTAAATTGTGATGGTATTGTTATTGTAATTGTTGGTGGTTGTGGTGGTACCACATTTGCAACTAAAACACAGTTATTACCATAAACATCACATACAAACACATTGTATGATGTAAAAATAAAACTTGTTGTTAGTATCTGTATCTGAGCCATTATATAAAATAATTTGAGTCATATATCGTTGCAACTCCTCCAATATAGTCATATATTTTATTATAAATTGGGGGTGAAGGATAACCAACCCATGCTCCGTTTATAAAGGTTGGAGCCCAAATTTCAAAATCTTCATTATCTAAAGGATTAACCATTATAATTTTATACTGATATGCCATATATATGTAATAATCATTATTTAGTAATGGATTACCTGGAACAAGTTTCCAATCACTAAGAGAGCATGTTTCAGCACTTAAAGATGGTATTATAGTTAATGGAGAACCTGAATAAGGAATTGTTTGGTTAGTATATTTAGGTAAAAAAGCACCACTAAATAAAGTTGCAGCACTAAAAATAGTTGAGTTAATTTTAAATATTCCAGTTGACTCCACTAATCCATCTAATCTAGAACCTACATTATTAGTTATTGATATATTATTAGTAATTCCTGTTGAGCTTTCATTTATATAATCAATTATTGATTGTTTACTATCTTGACAATTAAAATCACAAATATTATATGTTATACAATCTGTAATTGTTGGCATTGTAATTGAAATTGTCCAAGGACCCGTTCCTCCACTTGTAACCAAAGCCGATGGGTGAATATAATAATCTTGATACCCTGTTAAATCTCCACAATTTTGAGTTCCCACCGCCAAAGGTATTTTTATTTTAAAAAATCTATAATAATCAGGATCATTACAATCTGTTGGATTACCGGAATATGAGATGTACTTTAATTGCCAATCATTATATAAATCCGACATATCATTGTAATTTGTAAATGTCATTGTAATTAATCCTTGGCCTCCAGAAATTATTTTATCATAAGTAATTGTTGATGTTGATGGTGGATTACACTGTAAACCAAATGCAGGCCCACTACTTGAACAATTATTATAAAAAGACGCACTTAGGTTATTGGCTAATTCACTAAATTTTTCCCAATAATCACCATTCCAAGCTAAGTTATTCCAAGCACCTCCTTGCATTAAATATTTATATATGTCACTATTAGTACATGCACTTAAATCAATACTTATATCAGCACGATTACATGAGTCAAGAGTAACATTAATTGATGATTCAATAATTTTTACAGGTTGCGTTATATTTGTATCATAACATATGTCACAATTAAATGTTTCTAAACATTCACAATATAACTTCCAATTTGTGTTATTATTTATTGGGTTTGGTATTATTTCTAGCTCTAAATAATCACCAGAATTTATTGTAAAATTACTTAAATTTAATACTTTAGCAAAGTTAGAATTATTAAATGGATTATAAAATATAGTTTTTGCTGTTTTTGGGGTTAAAGATAAATTTAAATTTGTTGGGGGAGCGTCATCACCAACAGTAATATATTCAATAACTATTGGGTCAGAATATGAAGTACCATAAAAAGTAACCTTTAAAGTATCATAAATTAGTTCTGTCTCAAACCTAAAAGCAAAATATGGTTTTGTTGGGTCTAAAACAAAAGTTGTTGTTAGAGGTTGTGGTGTTACATTTGTATTTGCAGTAAAACTAATGCTATGTGAATAATCAGGGTTTGTTGATCCTGGTCCATTATCACAAGTTAAAGCATCCACATCAACTGTCGTAGAGTTAAAACAATTAAGATCTGTATATTCAACACCATTAAGTTTAATTTTTTGTATTATTGGCGTGTATATTCCGGCAACAACAGGTACTGCAGAAGATCCTGTCAAAGGATGGGTATATGAGTAATCACCGGTATAGTCTGTTCCATATCCTGATGTTAAGGCAACAGTCGTTGATCCAATTCCAGGTCCATACCATTCAATTACATAGTCGGTAACACTAGGATCACAACTTGCGGTTACCAAACCTACGGATATTTCAGATATAGGATTAGTGTCATAAAAATCAAACCCTACGTCACAACTAAAACATAATGGGTTAATTGTTGTTGTTGAGGTAGAGCTTGTTGTTGTAGTTGTTCCTGATTGAAAAGTTTGACAGTACTCACAATTTTTACTATCAATTATTTTTACACCAAAAGATGAATATCCACTATAAGGCCCTGGTATTGTTATTATCGATGGGACAGAATTAATTGTATCAACTAAAGTACAGTTATTATCAGGACATCCGCTACAAACATATACATCAACAGGATATGTTGCTTGGGTGATATTTGTTATGTTAACTTGTAATGCCATTTATTTTAAATATATTTTTTTATGTTTATTTTAAATTATAAAATTAATAGTTTCACAAGATGGGACTTGAGAAGCCCCACCAAATGTAACAGGTGCGGTTTGTAAAAAGTTTAAATTATACGGTGTTGTTTCATCTATAGTGTATATTTTTCCATTTGAGTTTGTTATTGTTATTTTACCTGAGTCTGTAAATAAACCAAATGGTTTAGATACTGTAGATATATCAATATCTATTTCCAAAATACCTGTAGTATAATCGTACTGTGATATATAAGAATTAATTGTGCTTAAACTTTCTGTAGTCACTATTAATTTATTTGTTGTTGTATAAATTATGTCTCCGGATACAGACCTATCTGAAGGTAATAAAAATTTATCTGTTATAATAGGAAACACTCCACTTATATCAACCTCAATTACTCTTTCTTGGAAAGGTATGACTGTTGTATCTCCTGTTGTTGTTATTAACGTCGTATCGTCTATTGCGGTTAATCCTGCACCAAGTAAACAATCATTTATAAGTATATCTCTATTATAAGTACCGTTAAAAGGTGTTAATGTTATATTATATTCGGTTATAGCACTTGCAGATGCCCTACTTATCCATAATTTATTGTTAGTATGAGCAATGTCTCCAGATCCTGTTACCCAACCAGTTATATAAGGTGTTAATATATCACCGGTATTTGTTGATGGGTAATATGAGAATACATTATTTCCACCATTAGTAATTGCAATAACATCACATTCTAACAAGTTTGGTGGTGGCCCTACAGTTGTTGTTGTTGTAATACAAACACCATCAACACAATTATTTTCTGTAATAACAATAGTACCTACCCCTGAAATTATTGTTGGGGGTTCATTAGAACAAACATACTCTTGTAATCCGTCTCCAACGGTAATAGTTTGTAATGTTTGAGTTTGACAATCTACATATTCAAAATCAGCAACACCTCTACCGCTATTTGTTAAAATATAACAAACACAGGTTGGTAACATTGTTATATCAGCATTAAAGTTATTACAGTTTTCAATCAATTCCATTGTACCAATAAAATTTATACACTCAGGTGCCTTGCCACAAATTCGACAATTTATTAAATAGTCAATTAATAAATTAATTTTTACATTAGTATCTCCAAAATCATTAAAATTAGTTATCTGACAATCTTTAATAACCTCATTACATTTATTGGTTATTGTTATTTTATTTTTTGCCATATCAATTATAACATCACCAACTTGTGGATATTTTTTTAAAGTATTTTTAAGACTTTGTGTCCAAATTATGTCGGCGTATTGTGCAAATGAACCACCAGTGTAAGTATAAAATAAATCCTCTTTAATAATTCCATCAATTTCAACTTGGGTTGTAAATGTTGCGTTTACAATAACACAACCACTATCTCCACTTGTTAGGTCAAAAAATCCTTCATTCATCATTTGTAAGATTCCTCTTTTACCGTAAGTTTCAGTATTAATAAAATTATCAGAACAAATTGTGTATGAAACATAATTTGTAGTTATTTCCGTCCCTTTTAATAAAACACTTTCAGTTTTCACACAATCATTGCTGTCAGCAACTGTAACTGTATAAACACCACTCGTTAATCCTGTAACGTGTAGACCTGTCTGAGACCCTACATTAGGACTCCAACTAACTAAAAATGGTGGAGTTCCGTTAGTAATATTTAAAAATATTTCACCATCATTTCCTAAAATCGGTGGATTTGTTACTAAATTAAAATCAACAGATTGTGATGGTGCAATATAAAATAATTCAGTTTGTGTACACGTAGGTACTCCTGAATCTGTTACTGAAGCCAAATAAAAACCAGGACTTAAATTATTAAAAACATTTGTTAATTGTGTTGTTGTTGTACTTGGGGTTCCCCCTGATAAACTATAAGTTAAAGGTAGATCACCACCTGAAGTTGCACTAATAATTGCAATACCGTTATTTTGTCCACAAGTTGTGTCTGAATAACTAACATTTATTTCATATTTATTTACATTTACTACAGTAAAATTTCCAGTATAAATACAACCAGAATTATTAGGAACATCTTGTATTAATACAGTATAATTACCGCTAGCGAGTCCCCCAAAATCACATATTGAATTTGTTGTTTGTACGGTACTACCTCCATTGAAATCAAGGAGTGTATACTGATAATTTCCAGGTGCTAACCCGTTATTTAGTTCAATATGAACAGAACCGTCATTTGCGTTGCAATTAGAATTTGTAACAGTCATTGTTGTTACAATAAAACCATTTGGTGTTATAAGTGATACTGAACTAACAACATTACATAATCCGGCATCTGTAACTGATACGGTAAATACACCTGAAGACAAACCTGTGAAGGTAAAAGTATTACTATATTGTATAGTTATTTCCCCGTTTGATCCTGAAAAATAATATGGTGCCGTTCCTCCTGAAATAATAACGTCTACCTCACCGTCATTTGAAAAACAAGATGGTTGTACTGTGGTTAACATTGCCGCAACCCCTAAATTTGGTACATCTGACAATATAACGCTTTTTATTGTTGAGCAGCCTTCAGAATCTGTTATAGTTAATGTGTATGTTCCTGATGTCAATCCTGTTATTTCAGGGCCTGTTTGTGATATAACATTTGGTGACCAAACATAACTATATGGTGGATTTCCTGTTAATCCTGTTACAAATATTTTACCAGTGCCATCTATTGGAACACAACTTGCGTCATTAACAACATATAAACCAAAATCAAGAATATTACTTTCTTTTATTAAACAAACTTCACTTCTTCCTGTACATCCTCCACCATCATTACCAATAACATAATAAAATCCAGGTGATAAATTGTTAAATACATTAGAAAAACTATCACCACTTGTTATATATCCAATTGTGTTCTCATATAGATAATATGACGCATTTCCATAAAAATTTGTCGTTGTTGCGGTTATACTTCCATTATTTAACCCACAAGTAGTACCACTACTTTCTATTGAAACACAAGTGCCAGAAGAAATTGTAAACTCAATATATCTTGGAATTAAGGGTAAAACTAAACAACTATCAATTATTTCCAAAACGTATGTTCCTGCCGTTAGACTTGTTGCGGAATAACTTGTTGTATTTGAGGATAAAGGTAATAACCCTGATGTTGTTATTTCACTTACAGTATAGTTTGGTGATCCTCCTGTTATTGAGAATGAAATTGCCCCTAAACCTAAATTAGTACAATCACCAGTTATATTGTAGTTTGTTATATTTATTGCCCCACAACTCATTGTAAACAAAGTAAATTAAAGTTTATTCCAACATCTATCTTAAAATCTTGAGTAACACTTAAAGGAATACAATTACCGTTATATACTGTTACAGTATCATCATTGTTAATAACATAATTTAAACCTTCAGATTGTAAATTAGTTAAACTTGTTTCAAGAGCATTTAACCAATCACTTTGTGATGGATAACTTGCAATTGGGTTAGAGTTTCCATAACCGGTAAAAAATTCATTATGAACTAAAATATTTCCATTTAATATTAAATCAACATACCAAGTGCTAATTAATGAATTTACATTACATGTTGGGCTAAGATATCCATTATCTTGTAAAAGTTTATTTAACACAACCGCAAAAGAAGTTACAGTAGGATCTCCAATCCAAGGATATATAGGACAAGTAACTTTTTGTATTGGGCAATCTACCGCAAATAATTGTCCCACTAAGGAACATGGTTTACATGGTATTGGTATTATTTGACATCCCATTTGTCTTCTCCAAACAAATTTTTGTCTATGGAATATAGAATTCTCTAATCTAACACCAGATGTGATTAAAGTTGTTGCCGGTATCATTTGACCTACTAATTTTATCCAATAATCACCAAGACCATTAACATAGTCAATCATAGATCTATATGTAAAATTATCGTTAGGTATATTAATAGCCGTATTAGATTCTAAATATTTCCAATAAATTGATTGTAGGGTTGGGTATCCTCCTGTTTTACCATCAGTTATAAATTGTCTATTTCTTACATTTATCATGTTTTTCCAAAACGTTTGTGCAAACTCAAAAAATGTTTTTTCTTTTGGTTTTGGATTTATTTCTGTCCAATCTATACCCCCCCTATTAGGATATGGTCCGTTTGGATTTGGGTTACAATATGTTGGTTCAACATAATCTAAACCTTCATTTGGGATAGGGTAATTATAAGTTCTAGACATGGACCAAACATCATAAACTAAACCTTGTGATGGGTTTAAAAAAACATCAACATTTTTTACATTAACCACAAATCTTTCATCGTAAACTCTATAATAAGCATTAAATCCTCCATCAGAACTATTTCTTAACCCAATATTATTTATTGTCCAACTTTTTTTATTGTCAATTATTTTAACTAAATCATAACCTAAACTCATAAAAGGAAATTTTCTATATCTGTCAAGATATGTTTGTCCATAGTTAAAAGGTAATAGACTTGTCTGATAATTTGGGTTTTGACCTACAAATAATTCATTTGTCTGTACAATTTGTTCAGGCATATGATGATCTGGTGTTGACTCGTACCATCCACCCCCTATTTGAAAAAAGAAACTTTCTGTTTCTATAGGTGCTGTTGGGTACCCTAAATTATCCATAGGATAATCTTCTCTTATAGATGTTACTGTGCTTAAATTTGTTTGTAATGTAAATCCTGTATATTGTACTCCCATTATTGAAAAAACGTCTGTTGGGTCTAAAACGGGTATTTGTTCTCCATAAAAACCAAACGAAATATTCGTAAACTGTTTTTCAAATTGTGATAGGTTAATTCTTTCATCAGCAATATAAATGTATTCATTAAAGTCAATTAGTGCTTCTGGAGCACCAATAAGTCTTAAAAGAATTTCAATACTTCTACGAGTCCCTTTTGATTTAAAAAGGTAGGCGGCATTTAAAATTAAATTTTTATAAAATTGATAATTAATTTCATCTGGTGTTAATGATCTTGAGTATCCGGGAAAATTACTTTCTTGATTTGTTCCAAAAATAGAATCTAAAAGTGATTCATTACTTATTGGTGAGACATTTGTTTTCCACCCTAAAGTTTCTGCAAGATTTTTTAATAGTTGAGATGGGATGTCGTTACCTGTATTATAATTAACAGATGTCATATTTGCCAATGACATAACAAATTTTCTAACTTCATCGAAACTTCTACCATATATTTGTAATACTTTTTCTACTTTTCTATCGTTGGTATCAAATTCTTTTAATGCTCCGGTAGTTAAAAACCTTGATATTAAATTTGTATTATATGAATCTAAATTTTCACATATCTCATTAAGAGTTGTTAAATATTTTTCAAAATTATCTGTCCTAATATCTAAATTCCAAACTCCATCTAAAGGCCAACTAATATTTTGACTTGTAGTTGTATAAGTCCCATCATCATTTTCTTGAGGGACAGTAAATGTTGCAGTATAAATTGGTAATATTAACCTATTTAATAAAAATTTTTCTACCTCATCAAAAAAATCGTTAAATGATTTTTCAGTATATAAAGTATTTGGTCTTAAAACTATTGTTTCAGTAGTTGCAGAAAGACCAGAAAAAGGATTACCATTAACATATAATTTTAAAAAATTATCTGTTTGATCCACGGAATCTAAAAAAACAACATTATATTCTAAACCATTAACAAAAATTGAGTAGTTTTTATATTGTGTTGTTAAATTTCTTAGTGGAGAAACCGTTACCTCACTTAATTCAAAGTTTCTTACCGCATTTGTTGTAAAATCTATATCAAAAGGATTTTTTATCCAATTTAAAGGTAATTCTAAATAAGTTTCATCTAATACTTTATTGTGTGATATATTAACAGCGGTTAAACCAGTAATAAAATCTAAATTATATTGGTTACTTTCTATTCCTGCCGGAAAATAATTTATTATTTTTGTTATAGAGGTTGAAATCCTTTTAGTTAAAGACCCAAATAATGTAAAATTTGTTATTTGACTTAGATCAAAATTTGGATAAACTTGTAAGTTTTTTGCAACAATTACTTTAGATTCCTCTATATCTTTTATATTTAAATCTGTTAAACTTATTGGGTTTGAAAAAGACCCGATACTAAAATTTCTATTTTGTTTTTCGGTTATCCCTGTTGTAAATTCAAAATTAGCATTTGTAAGTCCTCCGCCGGCAACTAATTGTACTCCAACCAAATCATCGGAAAAAGAACTATCACCTGTATCTACCTGTGGTGGCCACTTATATTTAATTACTGCCATTATTGTGTTATATTTGTAAAGTTTTTACTAAAATCTATATTATTATTTCTATCTTCTCTTACTTCATAAAGTAATTCATTAAATTGATCTCTAATTTCATAAAGATTGTATTGTTTGTAAATATTATTTTGACTATCGTAAAGTGTATATATACCATCATTAAGAGATTTTGTTTGATTACCAAATAATGCTATAGCCAATGTTGAGATGTCATGTTCAACCATCTCAATCTCCATAGTTATTGGATTAAAAAAGGTGTTACTTATTATAATGTCTTGATCAGGTTGTCCAATAAATGGTGTTGCATTTGGTTTGTTTGAGGGTGATGATGATGGTGACAAAGTACAAAATATTAAATTTGTTACTCCATTTACATATTGATACCTAACAGTACTTGTTGATGTGTTTGTTGTGTTTTGTACAACCGGCTCACAATAAAATGACGATGTTATTATTCTAAAAAAATTGGGTATTTTTGCTCCGTTAGATTGTAAGTATTCAACCCTATAACCAATTAAACCTTGATTTACAAATTTATCTCTAAATGCTACGGGTACATTACTAATGTCAATAACAATTCCTTTTATATTTGGTAGTGCGGCTAAAATTCCACAATCTGTTATTTTGGTTCTTATTTCCGCTGGTTTTATATAAAGAGTATAAATCCCTAATTGATTAAAAATATTAGATGGTAATCTTAAATTATATAGTCCTCCTAATATTTCAACACCTGAATTACCACCAGTATTATTATTATGAAAGTATGGTGTTAAAATTGCGGATGAGTTTAGTTTAGTTAATTGGAAATCGTTTGTAACGTCTCTAGATTGAGTATAATTTAATATAATGTCAACATCCGTTGGGCTTACGTCTGCCGGTCTTATAGTTCCATATGTACCTGTTGCCATGTTATTTTATTTTGTTATTTTATAAATATTATTAATTAAGTTTCTACGTTAAAAAATCCATAACCATATTTAAGTAAATCGCCAATATTATCAACTTCACCTAAACGTTCAATTGACTCTAATGCGGAATTCTTACCTCTTTCTATAAAAATGTCAGACCTAATCTCAGGTTCATAAGCAACTCCAATAAGAGCCTCTTCTTTTGTTATTGCAGATAAAACTAAATCATTTTGTGTTAATCCTGAAGACTGAACAAAATATAAGGTTGTTCCTCCACTTAAATCCCAGTAATCAACACCATTTATAGTATATGCTGAATAAGAACCATTAGGTATAGACCCATAATAAGTTCCAACAACACCTGTTTCTCCTGTTACTTGTATTCCAATAGGGTAAGGTGTTGGTCCATATTGTTCTAAATCCGATAGTGTTGAATTTGTTGTTCCCGTAATTAAAAATGGCACCCCAATATAACTTGAGCTTATATAATCAACTATATTTGTATTTGAGTCTCCGGTAAATAAAAAATCATAACTTATAGGAATGTTAGCCCAATTGCCTCCTTGTTGATAAAAAACAACAGTTCCATTAGGGTTAATTGGTATTATATTTTGATAAGGTACATTTATTGTTTTTGATACTTCCGTTATTCCCCAAGGTGTTGTACCTTTTATTTTTATTGTGTAAGTGCCATTACTTGCTGGATACGTGTGATTTAAGAATGATGGTGAAAATATATTAATAGGGACTATTGGGGATCCATCTCCCCAATCTACTGTAAAAGTTGACTGTGTTACATTATTTGATGTATTATAAACATAAAAAGTATAAGGGTTTATCGTATCTGAAGAAAAAATAAAATTATTTAAAGTTTCTTTTTGGTAAACTAAACCATCAAAAACAGAATACCAACCCATATCATAAGATGTTTGAGTTAACATAATAGGGATTGTTAACCCTGTTAATAACGAGTCACCATTTGTTCCTCCTGACAACAACTGTGTCATTGAGGAGTATACGTACGTTGTTCCTGTTTCGCAATTAACGTAGGTTACTCCCGTAGGACAACATGGGTCTTCAACATAAATTTCTTCACAATGTCCGGTCCAATTAACAGGAAAAATCTTATTTTTTATATCTTCAAGACCAATTTGTATATAATATCTTTGTTCTTCCATTATGGGTTAATATATTCATACCAGTTTATTGGTGTTGTTGTTCCTACTCTATTACCATTATTATCAATAACAACATATGTAAAATCACTATAGTCTAAATTTACTTCATAATAAAAATACTCGGCAGGATCAAAATTATATTGAGTTGGTAGTATATTTGTTTGTGGTGTGTTTGTCATAATAACATAACTACCCGTTTTACCATTAAAAAATTTTGCTCTCATATAAAAAGTATCTATATTAATAAAATCTCTACTTCTAACCCAATAAAAAAAATAACCTTCTTTATCCCCAATAAAGTCTAACTTAAATTCAGGTTTTTTTATATCCACAAGAGGAAGTGATGAACTTAAAACTAAATTATTTTGAGTTGCTCCCTGTTGTACAGGTAATATTATGGTTAAATAATTTTTTTGTGTTGAGGAATCTTTAGTATCATAAAGATCAAGCTTAAAAAAACTTTTTGTAAATGGTTTTGTGAAATAATAAACTTCATTAACACTAAATCCTTCATCTAAATAAGATGAGTTCCATATATTACCAGAAGAATCAAAAAAACTAAAATCATAATTTATATCAGTTCTATCGTTATTATCGTGTTTTTTATGTGAAAATCTTGCAATTTCAAAATCATTTTCTTTACCTATCACCTCATCAATAGTTTCAACAACAAATTGGTCAATGGAGTCGTCATTACCATCAATATCCCACTTTATTTCAACAGGAATGTTAATAAACGTATCAGTTGGTTTATTTAATATTTTATAATTATTCACAATCATCTATGGTAGGTTCTGCAATTATATTAGGGTTATTTATATTACTTCCATCTCCAATTAATCTAAAAATTATTTGACTATAAGGATAATGAGACCCATTTAAAAATGGGTAGTCAACTCCAAATCCTTCACTATCTTTATACCCATATGGGTAAATATCTCTCCATCTAAAAGTTTGACTTGTTATTGAAAAGTAAGCATAGTCAGGAACTAAATTAATATTTTGATATCCTTCTTCATTTATCGATGTTGAAAAGACTTTTATTGTCATTGGGTGATGTACTTTATAATAATATCCTAATTGATTATTAGGATTTAATAGTGATGGGGATGAAAAATAACTTGGGTTATAAGTAAATTTTTGATATATTGAAGAAATTATTCTTTCTTTTTGTTCGTAGGAATTAAACTCACAAAAATCTCCATTTATAGTATCTCCTGTTGATAAGTTATCAACGTAGTAAAAGATATTACCGTTTGATGTGTAATTATTTGTTGGTATACCTGTATTTGATTGTAAATTTGTTTGATCCCACCAAACACTTGGTTGCCCCCCTTCCAATGGAAGGTTAAACTCATATCCTTCTTTTAAATTTGAGTTCGGTCCCAGAGTCCATCCAAAAAATCCTTTCCACACAAAACTAAAAAATAGTTCGCTAACAGGCCTATTTAAATTATCTCTAAGTCCTTTTATATCTATATTACTATTAAACATTAAATTATAGCTGTCAGATCCTTCTTTTATTGATGTTCTATCTAAACCATTTGGTGTTAGTACCGCCTTTTCAAATTTAGTAACTTTACCAAAAATATTTTTTTCAAAACCAGAATTAACTAAAACTGAATCTTCTATTTTTGTAAGAATTTTATGTGTTCTTATATAATAATTTGAAGTGGTGTCTAACTCATTTGTATTATTAATAACTCTTTTAAATGTACCTGTTGTGTTATTATTAAAGGTTGTACCTGTATATCCTATGTTTTGTACATTAAAAATGTAGTCTCCTGAACCATAATTTTCATTTCCTAATGATGTTATTTGAAATAAATCAACCCCATTGTAGTTAAAATTAAGTTTAACGTATTCTCCAACCAATAGTCCGTGTTTCATTGGACATCTAAAAGAAATAACATCATCTCCAAATAACGTATTGTTTTCAATAATAAATGGGATTCCATCAAAGGATTGCCAAGTCCAAGTATTTGTGGTTAATTCATCGTCAGCATATAATTGTCTATTAACATTTAAATGTGGATAGGTTAAATAATATAACCAATTATAAGTTGATGCGCTTTTGTTAATAAAATTAACATGATTACCTAATCCTGTTGTATAACCATTTACATTATTGTCAGTTCTAATAAAATCAAATTCAAAATATTGTGGAAATCCGTCCCAAGGAGCGGATGGGTTTCCTGTTGTTGTTATCGCATTTGAAATTGAGTTATTATAAAAAAGATTATTTTTAAATGGTACATATGAAGTACTACCACTATATTCATTACTGAATAGAAATACTACCTTAGTTGTTGGTCTAAAAATTGTTGATTGTTCCCTTTCTTTTTGGAAAAGTTGGGCCAAGTTTATTTCTTCTGTTCTATCAAATTCAACTTGTTGTTTAAATGTCTGATTTAATGGTACTCTAATTGCCTCATCAACATTTGAGGAGATTTTGTTTCTTTTAGAACCTAATAATATTTGTATGTTTTCATTATTACCCATTTGTTTCACTATTATTTACATATAGTTTAATAAATCTATCAAGTGCCGTAAAACCATTATTTAACCCAAAATAAAAATGGAATGGTGCTCCAACAACTATAGGATCCGCACCGGGGGCTCCATAAGTTACGTTAACTGTTGTAGGATCAGGTCCTGGTGTAAAGTTAACAATATGACCTTCTTGTATTGTTGTTGTTTTAAAATAATCAGAAGTTAAAAAATCTAAACTTTGATACTTATTTTTGTAAAAACCGCCAGTAGTTGTGAAAGGTGCGGTAAACCAATTATTATTTTCAGTACCAAATATAAAATTTGATGGTGATGTTATTTGCCATTTATAAAATGGAACTTCTTGTGTTGTTGGGTATCCGTAAGTGTATCCAACAAAAGGAGATAAATTATAAGTTTGTATTCCTGGTGTTAATCTTTTTCTTGTTACTGTTTCTTCATTATTAGATTGAAAAAACACTCCAAATATCGGTCTTGATGGTGACTGAGAGTCGTCTCCAATAAACAAATAATTACTTGGGTAATTTTCATTTAAATAAGGAGTTACTTTAAATTCACTATTTGTTGAAATCGCTTGAGCGAAATCTCCGTCAATCCTATCTCCACCTCTAGTACTATTAAAAAACTGTACTATTCCAATACCTTCTCCTTGATTACCGTTTGTTGATATAGGAAACATTTGTTGTATTATAGTTTGATTTAGTAATCTTGAGATAAATCCCATTTGCATTATATCCGAATCATCACTATATGATGTTGATCTTAATTGATTTGCAAAATAACCTTCTAAATTTTCATTATTACAAATTTGATTTATGAACTTATCTTTTGGTCCTAAATCCACTATTGTTGTTGGGCTTTGTAATTGTTTTGTATTATACCCAGGATTATTAACAACCAAAGAAAGTAAATTATTTGGTGGTGTTGGGGATGGTTTTCCGATAAATTGATTTATAAATCTATCCCAAGGTGATGATCTATAGTAAAAACTATTTTGTGCATCATCAAATACAATTGTATCTTTACAATAATTATATGTTGGGTCTGTTATTGAATTAGGTCCATATGTTGATGTTTTATTAAATGAAGGCATATATAGGAATCCGTTTATCCAGTTATTTTGGAAAACTCTTGCAAATACTCCACGACAAGAAGCTAACATTATAAGGTATCTAACTTTCCATTCTAAAAATAATTTAACGTCATCATCATATTGTGATATATATTTTTTATTCAATAAACAATAACATCCTTTTACGACTCTATCACTAGGTATGTCACAGTTTGTATTAACTGTAATACCTGTTCCCGTACCTGAGTAACATTTTAAAGGGACTAATCCTTCACATGTTAATGTTGATGTAATTCCAGTTACCAAAGGTGTTGAGTCGGCATAATTACCTGTTGGTGGTGTACCAGGTGCTGATATACTAGGGTTTGAATCAACTCCTGACCCTTTATAAAAATAAAAATTACTGTTTTGGTGAAGACCGTAACCTGTTTCAGATGAACTACCGTTTTCTGTTCTTGTTGATGTTGGTATTCTATCACTTCTCATAATTAATCTTGTCTCATCAGAAAAGTTAACAGAACCTGTTAAATATCTATAATAAGCTCTTGAATATAAGGCATTGTACCCGCTACCAGGAGATCCGTAAACATCAGCACCACTTACAGAACTTATAAAATCATAAAGATTTAATACAGTTGGGTTTGGTAATGGTCCAGCTTGTACTTCAGATCCAATAAATGTCCCACCAACAAAGTAATCTTGTACATATTTTGGTATAACATTATTATATGGAACTAATGTATTTAAATTATATGGTGGTGAAGAAATTATACCTATATTATCAAAAAATGGGGAGTTTGGGCTGTATGATCCTGAGTTATCATCTGTTGACAAATAATAATAAGGTAATGTTGATGTGTACCCACTATACTGACCTGGTGTTAATGTGAACGTAAATGATGGGAAATATAAATTATTAACAGTGTTATCTGTTGTGTCATGACTTAACGGCTTAACTACCGTTGGTAAAGGTTGTATTGGTTGATTTAAATAATATTGTCCTGTAATTATAGGTCCAACACCATAAGATGAGTTACCAAAAATATAAGATAAATCATATTCTATTTCTTGTTTTGGCGTGAATGGATCAACACCTCTTGTTAAAATTATAATTTCATAACTATTTCTTGTACCACTTGCTATAGCATCTATGGCTCTACCTGATGAGTAAAATTGTGGAGTTGTTAAAGCACATTCATCACCATAGTAAAAACCAATTTGATGAAATAAATAATTTAATGGGAATTTAGTTGCATCTGATGCGTCAAAATTTGGATTTGTGGTAAATGAATTATATGTGTATCCAGTTATTACTTGGAAATATTCTATATCTGTTGGGTATTCTAAAAAATAGTCTGTTTGTCCCGTGTTAACTAAATAAACATTTGCGGAAGATAAAGATCCGTTAGATGGGTTTGCATAATTAATTACAACAGGTATAGGTGTTACACTATCACCCGTTAATGTGGTACCTGTAATTGCGTTATTATTAAATTGATTTTGTGTTGCCCCTGTTAAGTTAGACCAACCACCCGATAATTTAGGGTCTTGGAAAGTTATTACTTCTCCAATTCCTAATTGTTGTATCATTCCGGCTTTTGCAATTATAACTAAAACTTGATCCTCAAAAGGTTGACTAGGTGTTATTAATGAAGGATTTACTGTTGTTTTAATCTTATTAACACCACTGTTTGGTGTGTTTGAGGTTGAGTTATAAAAATATTTATCTCTCGTGTTAAATTCATTTAACTTTTGTGGATATGTTTCCCTTCTAGGGTAAGCAAAAAACCTTTCATCACTACCTGAACTTAATTCAGCTGCGAATAAGAATGGTTGTGGTGCATGTAATTTATATAAATTTGTCGAGTCTATTAAATCATATCCTGAAAATATTCTTTTATAATCTAATAAAGCCTGAGTTAATACATCCCCTGTTATTTCTTCTTCAAAAACTCTATTAATAAGTGATTTGTATTGAAGGGTGGTTAAACAATAGAAATTACCACAACTATCACAATCTGTATCGTAATCCGAACTTGATTGTGGATAGTTAGGATGTTCCGCTAAAGAATAGGTGGCAGGAGAACTTAAAGGAGCCAAAAAGGTATTATCAGTTGCGGATTCTGCGGGATTACCAGCCTGTGATTGTTGATTATTATATTCATTATTAATTTGTTGCGTAACAGAACTAATATCAAAATCGTCATCAATTCCAGCACTTCCACAGTCACAAGAACAAGCATTACATTCAGGATATGATATCATTGGTAAACCTATTCTTGGGAATCCTTTAAGTCTTACTATAAAAACAATAACAAAAGCAAAAAATACAATATATAATGCCAACTTAAAAACGGCCTGTAGTATTTGCCAAGCGGCTCTAAGGATAACTCCAATGTTAAATACAGGACCTCCAGGTATCGCGGTTGCCGCACTTTCAAGTGCTGATTGTACCGCGTCTATAGTTTCTCTTACTTGTATGTAAAGGAAATATATACATAATATAATTAAAACCCACTTCAAAACAGGCCAAGCCCAAGCAACAAAGTGAGCAACAAATAATAAAACTAATATTGGAAATGTTAATATGTTAAGTAACAACATAGCCAAGAAATAAATGAAGTCAAATTTTTGTATTGCATCATTAACAGGAAATGGGTTATTTTTAGAGATACATTCCCTATCATCTATTTCTTTTATTCCTAAATGTCTTGATCTCCATATACCATTTTTATATCTATCTAAAAACATAGCTGTGGTATAGACCTTGTTGTAATTAAACTCATAAAACCTATCTTCACAATTAATGGCCTCTTGTATCATAGAAGAATCTCCATAGTCATCCCAATCTAAACTAAAGGCATACGATCTAAATGAATCATATGTTGCTTGATCATAAAAAGTAAAATCAAAATCTTGGGTTTGAGATGTATCTACGGCGGTTGAGTTTATACCTATTACAGACCCTGGTGAAGTTATTGGTATACTACTTAAACTTCCAGTGTAAGGAACCCCATTTATTGTTATCGTTACATCTTGACTATTAACATAAGATTGTAAAATTAAACCTCCTGTTTGTGCGGGTAAGGTAAACGCTGGATTTAAACTTGTTGTTGTACCTGGAACAGAAACTGAAATATTAAATGGTATTCCTAAAGTTGGGTCGGCGTTTGGTGTTGTTGATGCCCAACCATATTCTTTTATATTTGGTACTAAAAAGTTCGCTCTTAAAATTTCATTTTCTATACCTCCATCATTCTGCCAACTTATTTTAAATCTATATTTACCTTTTGTTGGTATACCTACCGTAGGGTCTAAAGAAATAACTTGATTTCCAAATTCATCAGTTACAATATAATCAAGGTTCATAGGGACTTTTAACAAATATGTCCCATCTCCATCTATTATTTTACCCCCTTGTTCTATTTCATAGTTTTCTAATTTTGGATACCCATTACCGTCTACATTTATTGTTTGTCTAATCGCAGATATTCTTCCTTGTCCCGACTTTAGTGAACAAAAAGTTCCAGCGGCTGAAGGTACTCTACAATTTGTTTTTAATGCTTGTTCATCTTGGGTTGTTGCAATAGAACCCATAAATATCGATGTAGGTCTTATTGACAAATTAACTTCTTCTGATAAATCAAAATCTTGTCTTGTTATACCAATAAAACATATATCAGGTTCCCCCCATAATGGTTCTACATTAACTTGTTTTACTAGTGTTATTATTTGTGGTAATTCACTTAAATTATTTGATGATTTAAAACTTGATCCATTAAATTGACTTTCAACCGCAAAACCACTATCTATTAAATCTTGTGGTGTTAAAGAAAAACAACCAATGTTTGAAAGATCGAGATTCATGACAAGTGTTTGTTGTCCTGTTGGTACACCAAATATCATAAAGTCACCACTATCGTTTGTACTAACTGTATACTTATAATATTTATCGTATACTTCAATAACTGATTTTTCTAAAATAACCTCTTCTCTATCAAAAAAACTACCTGTTGGTACATGTCCATCATATTGTGGTGATTTAGGTAATAAATTATACTTATAACCATCCTCATTTTTATTATTTAATGTTTTATATGGGTATAATTCACTTATTATTGGGTTTATCTCATCCTCATTTGTGAGTGGAATAAAAACGGATAATTTTACATTAGCTAAACCAAATCCTCCATTAACAGACACTCTTCCTGCTATTACACCATAATCGGCACATCTTCTTTCGTATATTTCAGCCTGTGTTAATTTTAACGATAATATTTCTATAAAATCAAAATCTTGATCAAACTTTAAATTTACAGATTTATCAACACCTATGTTTGTTCTTATTCTATATGAATGTGGCATTAATTTCTTTTCTTCATAAATAGTTTATTTCCTATTTTAGAAAAATAATCCTTTTATTTAAAAAGGAAATTATCAAGAAAAGGTAACAGAAGATAAATTAACAACACTTACTCTAATATCCTTATTTGGGAACCTAACTTGGTATATTTGTGTTGGTTCAGCAAATATAGTATCTGATATTAATTCTATTTGTTTTGTTGACTGATTTGAATATGGTTGTGATGTTTGTGACGAAGAATATTGTCCCCCAACTTTATTGAAGATTTGTATGTCAGAAATAGATAAAACTCCGTTTTCCCCTTGAACGAGTCTTCTTATTTCAGATACATTAACATTTTCTCCTAATTGTCTTGATGTTGGTGACATATAAGTAGATATAAGATCAATTATTTTAGCAATTATTGATCCTTGACTTTGTGATGAATCTAAAACAACCGATATATCAAAACCTAAATCAATTACATTTGCACTTTCAACTGAAATATAATCATTTATCATTCTATAATTTGATAAGTAATTTGCGATATTTGTTTTTAAGGCGTTTGGCACAACAGAAGTTAAAACACCATTAGAATCATAAGATAAAAGTTTTATTTTTATTTTATTATTTTCTTCCACTATTGATACTTTTGATGGCGCTCCAAATTGTGATGGCATGTTTCTTAAAATTGAGTCATAATCGTTTACAGTTACGGCTCTATTTTGTGAAGAAAAATTAAAAGATACAAAATTTCTTATTTCTTCAAGTGTTGGGGTCCCTGCTCCTCCAACCGCCGCAATTGGGTTTGTACAACTTAAAGAATTAACTGTACTTGTGTTTAGATTTTCTGAAGGTCCGTTAACAAAAAAATTACTTTTTTGTACTTGTGTTATGACCCCTATTCCTACATTACTAGAAACCCCACCCCCAATTCTATATTGAATAAATAAAGTTGAGTTTGATTTTAATGTGTTTCCTAAACCTAAATTATTAACATACTTATTTATGTTTATTGATTGTCCATTTCTTGCAAATTCTCTAAGTTGTTCTTCGGCCGAATTATTACCACCACCAAATGTTAACTTCATAAAACCTTGTGGTGTATATTCAGTAATAAATTTATTACTTGTTGTTATGTATTTTCCAATTTTTATTCCGGGAGCGTCTGAAGGTTTTGATGGATCTTCAACAAAAACTCTATCGTCAACCAAAGCTCTTACTTCATACCATCTATTATTAGTTGATAAAAATTCTTGATCAGATGGTACGTTACTATATTGTGCACCATCTTTAACTATAACACTTGTTACCGCAAGAACATTTCTTTCAGGTAAAAACAACTCAAAAAACGGCCTTACATCGTTAGGTGTTATTGTTCTTTTAAAAACTTTTGTCAAACCATTTAAAACAACTTCTCTTTTAGTGACCGTATAATTTTGTATTATTCCGTTTGCATCTATATTTGGTCTTACGATTCTTGAATTTGGTTGTCCTTCTCCGTTATATTGAGATGAAAAGTCGATATCATATACTGTTTCAAAAGATTGTCCTGCACCATTAACTTGTGTTCCTCTTCTCAATATACCACAATATCTGATATCTTCTTTATCTCCAAATGCTGGAACTACGATTGAAAAATCCACCAAAGAAATTGATGGTCTTTGTCCAGGTATTTTTAATCCATAAGTTCTTGCAATGTTAAATAGTGATGTTTTTTGTTGCGCATATTGTAAAACTGTTTCTTGGATGCTTCTATCTATCTGATAGTTTAAATTATCGGCAACAGCCGCATTTATATCCATCAAAACAGAAAAAACTGAAGCGTCGTTAAAGTTTTGTATTAATTCAGGATAATATGTTTTAACATAATTAACTAATTCTGTTCTTACTCCCTGAAAATCTCTAGTTGTATAAGATATTTTTTTATCTGCCATATTATTAAATATTTAAAATAATAAAATCACTACTTTGAAAGGATTCTGAAGTTATTTTATAATCAATTTTAACTCTTGCGGTGTGTTCTTTTTGTGAAATATTAGGGACAGTAAATTCTCTTTGATCATCTCCATTAATAAAAGATCCTTTATTTTCTAATTCTTCTGATGCATCTGTAATTTTTATATTTGTTATTAATACTCCTGGCATATATTCTTCAACAGAATCTCTTATTTCAGATTCAATTTCTGCAAATGTAGGTCCATCTAATGGTTCAAAAATATATTCATAAAGCCTTGTTCCAAAGTCAGGTAAAAAATATCTACTACCCTTTCTTGTTAATAATAAATGTATTAAATCGGTTCTAACTTCTTCTGACGCATAATCAGTTAAATCTAAAAATTTTCCATTAAAAGAATCTCTAAAAGGAAAAGTTATTCCATATGTTAATCCATTTGCCATATCAAATAAATATATTCTTTTTAAGTTTTATATAAATAAAAAAATCACTGTTATTTCAGTGATTCTTTTAAATTTGTGTTTCCTTTTTGATAAAGTGGATCATAAGGACAATGTAAACAATGATTACCACAGCACTTACCTCTTTTCATATGGTATTCTTCTGTCATAACAATCTTGCCATCAGAATTATAATAAAAATCTTTTGGTTGTAATTTCGGACCAAATTCTCTAACATATAATTGTTGTACCCAATCTTTAGAAGCTCCTACATTCATTTTAATTATTTTTTTCTAAGATTATATAACGCCAACAATATTTGATATGTTAGCGTTATATCGTTACCCCATTTTATTTTCATGATTAAACAATTTCACAAGCCACTCCAGCACATGCTGCTTCACCTCTAAGATCAGTATTATCTTGTAACTCAACTACTTTTGTAAGGTCAACATCTTTTAATGCCCCTAATAATCTTTCAAAATCATCTTTTGTACAATCCTCAAAAGGTGCTTGTGTGTATGTACCACCATTATATGGTAAAACCGACAATCCATTATAAAACTTACGATTATTCCACATCCATTCACCAACTAATTCCCACTCATCTTCTTTAATTGAGACTGTTGCCGAAACATTATGGGTATTTTGACCTGTTCTGTGCCCACTTTTAATCCATTCTTGTGCAACTTTTTTAACTCTTTCTAACATGTTAAAAACAGATTCATATCTTAAAATTGATCCTTCAGGTGCATGTTGTGGTATTGTAATTACCGCAGTATCATGTGGTCTAAAATATTCATCTTCAACAAGTTCAGGATGATTAATGGCTAAATAAGAATAAATTGCTTCATTTTTTCCAACACGTATTCTTCTTAAATAGTAATCATTATGCCAAGCATGAATTCCTGATGAGGTTCCCAAAACTAATGACGAAGTTCCTGATGGTTTTACTGTTGTT